GAGTCACCAGAGAAACCAGTCTGTGCTTCAGAGTGCAGAGCCTCATCAGAATCAGTAACAGCACCCTTACTGGTCTTGTACTTGGACTTCATCGCAAAGATGAGACCAGTAGGACCAGTCATTGGCTGTACACCACACAGATCGTATGCGATCAGGTTTGGCATAGCACGACGAACGAGCGAAATCAATACTGGATCAAAGTTATCAACTTTACCAGTGTCAGTTCCATACTCATTAAGCATGCCAAAGGAAGCTTGACCAGCTTCTTCACGCATTGCTTTTTCTTGGTTTTCAAGGATTGCCGCAGTTACTTGCTTGCGGTAATGATCGGAAATAGGTCCAGCGCTTTCTTCGTTAAGTACTGGAGCCCACTTTTTTACGAGATTGTCGTAAGATACAGGAGCTTGCATTTTCTGTATACCTTCCTAAATTATTGTTTTGCAGTTCTTTGGATTGCAGTAACGTAACGAGACATAGATTCAGAAACTTCTTCTTCTTCTACTTCCTCAATTACATCTTCACCTACAACCGATGGGGTCTTCTTTGTGAAGTAAGATTCTTTGATAGTAGATACTTTCTGTGCGAAAGTTTCTTCATCTTCAAAATCTACATCTTCTGCTAGAGTTTTCAACTTCTCTACCTGTGTCTCAGCAAGATCACGGGAATGCTCACGAATGATTGCATCACGCTTGAGTTCTTCCAGTTCACCAGACATACCGATAGATTGTTCTGTGGTTTCGTTAAGTTTTTCTTCAAGATCGTTAACTTGAGTTTGCAGTTCATCTACAAGATCAACTTTAGACTCAGGAACGTCAACGTATGCTTCTGTAAAGAGGTTCTTAAGACCCGACATGAAGTCTTCTGCCAGTTCTGCACGCAGACCAGACTCGATAGCCAGTTTGTTTTCTTCCATGAACTTTTCTACAACGTAGTTCAGGTATCCATCAATCTGCTCTACCATTTCCTCACGGGTGGTTTTAAGTTCTTCATCAAATTCTTCTTGAAGTTCAGATTCGATGCGGGATACTTCCTCAGACACCTTAGACTTAACGGCAGCTTCTACAATAACTGCTGCTTTGTCTTTAAAGGTTTCAGAGAGAGTTGCTTCAGATTCTACCAGAGCATTCATGTCAGCAGTTACATCAACATTTACTGCTGCAACTTTTTCATGAATTTCATCTGTATCAACATCTTCTGCGTCTACATCTTCTTTCATTTTCATGGCATTCATCATTTTGCCGTAAGATGCCTGAAGATCAGTCTTCTTCATCTTACTCATTTCGCCATACATAGCATTGATCATGCCTGCTTTTGTTCCGGGCATTTTGTCTGCTGGTTGAGCCTTAACAGCCTCACCACCGGGAACTTTTGCTTTGCCTTTGACTGCCTTAGCAGCAGCGCCAACAGAAGCGATAGCAGCCGCTGGAGTTTCTACTCCATCTTTTGCTTCAGACACTTCTTCTGCTTCTACAGATTCTTCGGAAGTTTCTTCCTCAATAACCTCTTCAACAGATTCAATGTCTTCATACATTTCTTGATCGGACATTTCTATCTCCTATTAAAGATTAATCTTAGAGAGGAAATTTTTAAACTCCCGAATCTCAACCGCAGAACGGTCAGACCTAGAAGCATTATTAATTTCAGTCTCAATTTTTTCAAGTTCTTGAGCTTCCAGAACACCATTGTTCCAAATCCACTCTACACCTTCCATAATCCCATCAACGAAAGCTGACGGTGCAGAAGGGTCTTGCACGATGTCTACAGTGCTAAGAACAAAGTCTTTACCGACCATGTTCACACCATTTCTCTGCTCAAGAGTTCCCATACCACGAGTCGAAACACCTAGCTTAACTCCACCATCTAAGAGACCTTTAACAATCTGTCCATTAGGTGTGTCAAGGATAAGCGCTTTACCCATCACATCATTACCGTTCCACTTGAGTTCGGTGATACGATGGGATACTTTATCTAAGTTAATGATAGGACCAGCTGGATGATTTAACTCACCTACTGCACGTTGTGTGCGCACCTGTTCCGTATCATACTTAGAAACTGCATTCTCCAAGATTGCTCTTGGATAAATTCTACCATTTCGGTTCTTTTGTTCAGCTTGGGCAAAAATACCTTCGATTACATAATTCTTACCGCCGCCTTCTTTGGCTTCGATAATGTATTCAACATTTTCTGTATGTTCTGTAATCAGTTTCATTTGAAAATTCCACCTTGACCAATTCTTTTGCCACCTAACTTAGAAGAGCTTGCTCCACCGAGGTTGCCCTTACTCATCATTTGACCAAAATTTCGGGCAGACTTCATAGCCTCCCGTTCGTTCTCTTCAGTGTCAACAGTCTGATTATCATACATGATATGGAAAGTATTATCTTTCTTAGTAATCATGACTTCACCACCCTTAGTGTCTAAGACCTTAACAATCTTATGACCTTTAGGGGCAATGTTGAGACTAAATTCTTTAAATGTCTTCATCTGCTTCTGCTTCTGTTGCAACATTATCAGGAGCATTATTAAAAACTTTGGAAGCTACTTCAATCTTCTGGTCATTCAACCTAGTCGTAAGTTTGTCGTTAAGCAACTCAGAGAATTGCTTTTCTGCCTCAACAAAATTCTTAGTAGTAACATTATTTAAAAAATCAACGATTTCAGTCATTTGTTTGCCTCAATAAAAATTTATCAATATTATTTATAATAATTTATTCTTCGGGTTCTGGTTCTTCAATTTCACCAGATTTCTTTTCTTTATCAATCTGTTTGGACATTTGATCAATGTCATCATCTGATAACATCAAAACATTTTTCTGAGTCCATTCTTTAGAATAAAACACCCCAACATAAGGTTCTAAGTCTCTGAGCATATTTACACGTTCTCTTAGAATCTCAGCATCTTTAAGTTCTGTAAAGTAATTATCACTAATATACTCTATATCAATATCGTTCTTCCAATCTTCCCAATCTTCTTCTGTGCAAATTCCTTTCAGGATCAATTGCTTCTTAAGAACATTAACGAATAATTCAGAGAATCTGCGACGTAATCTTTCTACAAATTTCTGGAACTTAAACTCATCTCTAGTAATCTCAGTAGTTCTACCAAGAATACCACCACCACCTTGTTCGGGGTCTAATCTACCTACAGGTACATTAAGAGATTTGTAAAGGTTCTTTTGAAAATAAACAATATCATCAATCTGGCCTAAGTTGTCACCACCCGGAAGTGTAGAGATTTCTGTCCCTCTATTACCTTCACGTCTTGGCAACCAGAAGTCTTCCAGCATAGACATATGCTTTTGATCATTCTTAATATCACCTGTATTAGCATCATAGACCATCTTGTTTCTGTATCTGGTCATAATGTCTTTAAGGTATTGTTCTGCCTTGTTTCTAGGTAAGTTACCTACGTCAACATAGAAGATACGTCTTTCAGGTGCACGGGCAAGTCTGTAGATAACCAGAGCATCTTCCATCATACGCAGCTGGTTAATAGGCTTTAGTGCTTTGTGTAAGTAGGATACAACCTTCTTACGGGAATGATCTAATAATCCACTTGTTACATAACTAATAGCATCAGGAGAAATCTTAACAGTAGTTCCACCCTTCATGGTAGAAGAGTATGTTGTCTGGTTATTTTCAGAGTATAGGAAATACTCGTTAACAGTTTTAACCAGATCAATACCCGTATTAGGGTCTTTTTCTTTTTTAATTTCTTTTACTTTACGAATTTTTAATGCATCAATAGGTCGTATTTCCTGAATACCTTCTTGTGGCCTTTTAGGATCAATGACCAAATGGTGATACATTCTACCATCAACATAGTATCTACGGAAAATATCATGAGCATAGTTTTTAAAATCTAACATCCCTGTAATATGCTCAAATTCTTCTTTGATTTGTTTCTTAATAGAATCGGAAGTGTCTACTTCGTCTAAGTTAATTTCTACAACTTCTTGCTCACCTGAAATAACTTCATTAACAATATCTTCAACAGCAGCATCTACTTCAGGATGCATCGAAACTGTGCGATATTTTCTAACTAAGTCTTTATCATCTTTGGCTTGGTCACCACTAAGGTCTACAAAGGAACCATAGTGAGTTCCAGATGCAGTAATATATCCAGAACCATCTTGGTCCATAGGTGGAACCACAGAAGGTAATGCTTCTTTATCTTTTTGTTTCTGTCGTTTGATTTCAAAACCAAACAACTTTAAACTAGTATCACTTTCAGCCAAAACTTTTCTCTCCGAAAAATAGTATAGGGGGAGATTCTACTCTCCCCCTTATTTAGTCATCCTGTTAGGATGTTGTGTTAGATTCCCAGTATTGTACTTGGAAGTCTACAGTAAACTCTTCAATTGCTGCTGCCGGATCGTAAGACAGATCAATTGGAGAAACGTTAGTTGGGAAACAACCTCTAAAGTTATAGGTCTTAAGTGTAGACCCATCTCTATCTAGTTGTTCCACAATCAAGTCTGCCTGATAGGATACAGGGTTAGTAAGACCACTGTTGTCAGAGTGAGCGTTAATACCGTTCATCCAACGTTCCATTGCATCTCTTACTGCAAAGTCGGTGTCGTTAATGATTGTAGGGGACCAGATTTCAAACGTTCTGTCTCCTGCAATTTTAAGTTCACGTCCTCTGAAGGGAACTATAATTTCAGACATTACAGAAGCTGGCAATTGCGCAGCTCTACACATGAAAGAGGTAAGTTCTACGTTACCGTTTGCATAACCGGGAAAGTTGATCGTTGCCTTGAATAGATTAGGTCTAGCACCGCCACCTTTCAGTTTTGCTTTGAAGTCATCGACTCCTAAAATAGCCATCTTTTATATCTCCTTAGTTAAGCGGTTAGAATGACAGACCAACTACTTCTTCAAAATCCACACCAGTTCTAGTAGCAACAAAATTTAGAGTAATGAAGTTAATAGAACGTGCTGGTTTAATGAAGATAGTAGCAATGAATTCATTGCGATCTACAATTTCAGGTGTGTTATTTGTTGCGTCACAAACAACTCTGAAATCAGTGATGCCACGGCGACCTTTTACTTCTCTCAAGAAAGGTTCAACGATATTCACAAATTCTGCTCTGGTGAATTCGTCGTTAAACTCAAAGAGAACCTGTCTAGCAGCACGGGCAATTGCTCTTTCCAGTGTCAGGAACAGTCTGCGAACATTAATTCGGTCAAATGCCGATGGTCTACGCAGCATAGTCTTGTCACCAAACAGGGTAATACCTGTGCCGGGAAGGTTAGTAATTGGGTTTACATTAGCTCTGTAGAGTGTATCTCTTTCACCCTTATCAGGAGAATGTAAGATATCAGTTACACCAAAGTAGATACCTCTTCTTGTACCAGCAGGAGAGAACCAAGGTGCTGTAGTAAAGTCACTTTGGGCCATCAGACCAGCAGTAGAACTTGCTGCCGGAATAGTGATATACTGATCGTTATATTTGTCAAAGACTTTGATATAGTTGTTATCTAAGAAACTATAAGAACTATTTGTAAGTCTGTTAGCAAAGTCTACAGTATCACCTACAGGATCGAGACCTGTCAATACACCTTTTGGTGGAGATGCTACAACTACACAATCTTTACGAGTTACAGCAGCAATATTAGTCATGTTGTTCACGATAGTAACATGGTCTGTTACACCTTGAGCAGTGCTACCAGCAGTGTGTGGAGCAATCAAGAAATCTGCCTGATATGCATCTACATCTGTGATTGTGTCAAAACCTGTTGCAAACTCAGCAGTGCCAAGATTACCAGAGTTAACACCACCAGCAAGATTGTATGTTGCTACTGCTTGTGATCCAGCTAAAGAGTAGTCATTCAAGGAATCTACAAGATCAGTTCCTGCTCCTGCTGTATTAAATGCAGAATCAAGATTACTTGCATTAGCAAGCCAAACATATCTAGACTGATTATTAATTACGTCTGCAATGTAGTTTGTAGAACCATCTGGATTTTTTGCGTTAGATGCAAGAGACAGGAATGGGAATGTTTCTAATACACCACCTACTGTTCCACTAAATGCACCTTCTTTATCAATGATAGCAACATGAACTTCGTCATGAACTTTGCTAACACCAATAGAGTCTGCGCTAATTAAGTCTGCTGCAAATGGAGACATGTCAGGAGCAGCATCAAATTCTAAGTTCAAATTGCCAGACCAACTTGAGAAAGCTGAATCGTTTACACTAAACGGGCAAATTTGAATCTGAATACTGTTACCAAGTGCACCGGGATACTTGGCAATAAATGAGTGTTCATCGCTATCTGCGGATGTAATTGTATTATCCCAATCTGCACCATTCTTGATAAGACGTGGAAGTCTATTGTCGTATGATGCACCACTATCTACTACAAATGCGTTTTTAGCAGAGGATGTTACTTCCCTAACAACTAAAAGTTCTTGGGAGTATTTTGCAAAATAAGCAGCAGAATGAAAATCTACTGTGTTATTTGTGTCAGGAGATGCAAACAAAGAAACAAGTCTTGCTTCGTTATCTACTTCAGTCGGTTGTTCAACCGGACCCCAGCGAAAGTTACCTACGAACACACCCGTCGATGTTGCTACGTTAGGGACAATACCTGTGAGGTCAATCTCACGGGTTACTACAGCTGGAGACAGTGAAGGCGTGAAAAAAGCCATTTTCGGTCTTCCTTTATTTCGTGTGAATTAATGATAAGTTTCCCATGATAAGAATATTCAAAACAATAATATTATTTATAAATATCTGATTTTAGAACATTTCTGTAGATTGTGAGTACCAAACATCACCCCCAATTGCTTCACCTTTTTCTTCTTCTGCACCATCATCAAAAATCCCTACAGGGGTAATATCATCTTCAATTTCTTTAATTCTTTGCTGGTATAACATTTCTTTAATCTTAACATCTGTCAACTCAGCAAAGAAGTCAGTTCCAACATAAAATGCAAACAGCACTAGGTTCATAATTAAATCATCATGGTTCCCATCACTAGCTTCATAGGAATCACGTTTTGCTTCAAAGGTAGAACACTCTGCAATAGTATTAGCATCTACTAAATGTATTCTATTTTCTTCAATTAAGTCTTTAAGGTTAGAGCATCCAATTCTTTTTACTTTACGGTTCATAGTAATACCGACAGAGTTTGCCTTTACCATAGACTCTACATGGACGTTCTCATATTCAATATCATAATAAAGTCCATTAGCAACTACAGAACCTGCATCATTAGATTCTACTAATACATAAGCATTATTATATTTTAATGCCCATTTATGAATAATGTTTGGGAATAGGATGGGAGAAATCTTATTACTTCTATATGTGCAGACTTGTTTAAATGGTCTGGTAGAAATATCAATAACATTGAAAGTAGAATAGTCTAGGTTTCTTCCTTTAGATACATCTACTGCAATAATATAATCATGTCCTTGCTTTGGATACTCATAGATATTAATATTATCTTCAGTGCCAATAGGCATAGATGCTTTCATATTAAGTAATGCATCACCACTAATCAAAGTATTACCAGTCCCAAAGAAAGTATTTCCATACTCTTGCTGAAACTGTAGTTCTGAGGTATTAGATATAGTTTGCTTCTTCCACTCCTTATCACGTCCCGGAACGTCCCACCAGTCCACTCTGAAGGGTTTGTATTCACTTGTGCCTTGGACAGCACTCTCATAAATTTTATGGAATTGGTTCCCTACACCATTAGCTGTAGAGGTAATAATTACCTTAGTCTTTTTACCAGCAGTTACAACAGGATAGGTAGAAGTATAGAAAGTAGCAGCATCTTCTACAAATGCAAACTCATCTAGAAACAAAAGGTTAATGGACAGACCACGAATAGATGATCCAGATGTTGCAGCTGCAATAATTCTAGAATTGTTAGAAAATTCAATAGAACCTTTGTTTAATGCTCTAGTTCCGGGTTGCAAAAAGAATGGGATGTTTTCTAGTGCTAGAGTAATACGAGCTAACATTTCTCTAGCAGTTGCACCCTTGTTTGCTAAAACTGCAATAGTTTTAGTGGGATGAAATAATGCATACCAAAGAATATACATACACGAACTAATTGACTTACCAGACTGTCTACATGCTAATACTATAGAAAATCTATTATCTTCAAAATGCTTAAACATTTCTTTTTGATATGGGTATAGGACAAACGGCACTAATCCTTCGTCAAGAGAAATGACCTTACCATATTTCTCTGCAAAGTATACAGGGTCAACCATACACTTTTTATATTCTTCAATGTCTTCTGGTGTCCATCCCTGCTCTACACCGTCTCTTTTGACCTGTGCATTACCAAGATAGGTTTCCTTTTCCATCATGCAGAAACAAATCTCTTTGCAATTTTATGGAGTGCATAGAACCAGAAACCGTTAATGATTGGTTCAATAATAGCATCTAATGCTGCTAACTCCATAGCTGCACCTGTAATTAACCAGTTACAGATTGTAGCAATAACAATATGACCTAAAGTATAAATTATTGCTAGTAGAACACTAGACTCACCAATGAGTCTTTTAAGGAGTTTAAATATTCCTTTAGTCAGTTCTGTCATCATCATGTTCAATCACCTCCGATTGTCCTGCCAGCATCTTCTGTAACTCTGCTGTAGAACCTACAAATACATTATTTTGAGTGCGAGACCTAGTATCATTACCAGTGTTACCTTTAGTCTGAGTAACATTAATCTCTTGGTTTGTTTTGTGCATTGACAATAGTGCATGTGCATTGTCTGCTTGCTGTTTAATCATCCCTGTTAATACTTCAATAGCACGGGGATGTTCAGACTCTTCTGCCAAGTCCTGTGCCATTCTCAGACCTTCTTCACCAGATAGAAGTAATGACCTAAGAGTAGACCGAATTAAATCTAGGTCTTCATCATAACTAGAATGGACACTCTCAGGAATATCTTTCTTTGGAACTATGTCATTCATAATATGTCCAGCAGGTTATTGTGTATAATGCTATTTATAATTTATTTAAACTTCATTGCTTTATCCATAACTTTTCTATACGCTCTAGAAAAGAACATTGAAGTCTTCCGATTCCAACTCTTATGTTCTTTTTCTGAAACAAATGAAACAGAACTTGTATGTTTTTCTCTTTTGAACGGAATTACTTGTGCTATCGGAGTGCCAGCTCTAATAACTGATCTACCATCTGGTCCATTGTAAACGAATGGAAAGTTTACTTCATGCCATTTATCAGTTTGAACAACACCTGACAATGCAATCATGGGAAGGTCTTGATATTGGGGAGCGGTAAAAATACACGAATAACCCGGACTAGTATGAATAAACCACGAATTCATCCATTTGAAAATCTTTTGGGATTGAGCAAACTTTTCAATAGGAGAAGATTGTACTTGTGATCTAGTGTGGGTTTCAATAGCATTAAAATCGTCACCTTGCCAGTTGAAGTTTAGAACATCATTTTCTCTATCACACTCAACAGCAAGGTCACAATGTGTGCGGATAACATACCCCATGTTAATCATCTGTTGGACTGGTGGGCAACGTTTTAGTGTCATGCCGTGTTCTAACTGTCCATAATTAGAAAATACATCGTTCTGTTCTATATTATTAGGATGGGAAATATGGGATCTCATATTTTTAAACCAATCAGGCATAGCAGTTGCCATAGGTTCGGGATGCGGTGCATACTTGTAGATATCTTCGTTAAATGCTCGAAAGTTTATTTTGGTCATATTATTACGTTCTTATTCAAGTGTGATATGTGGTAAATCTTAATGTAATTCTATCAGTATTACTATAACATCAAGATACAACAATGTCAAGTATAGGATTGCTTGTCGTTGCTGCACAAGACCAACCTGAAGGAACAAGACTCGATCCACCACCTCCACCAGCACCTTGGGATGGTGTTTGACCGCTTCGAGCTCCAAGTCCGCCGCCACCGCCGTAGTAACCTGCACCGCCACCACCACCTGATCCAGCGTTACTACCGTTGTTACCACCGCCAGCACCGCCAGCGTAAGCTGTTCCAGCAATGCCTACGTTACCGTTACCATTATTGGCGTTGCCTCCGGCACCTCCTGCGTTCTGTGTGCCACCGCCTCCTGCGTTACCGTGGTTACCGTTCCCCCCTGCGGTGCCATTGCCGCCAGTGTTTGTTGACCCACCATTAGCGGCTGCGCCTGAGTTTTGATCCGAACCGCCTCCACCGCCGCCTCCGGCAGCAACAGCATATACTGCGCCATTAATGGTTAAAGTAGTAGCGCCACCACCTGCTCCGCCCGTACCGTTGTTTGCGTTGGCAGCAGTTGTATTACCACCACTACCGCCGGAGTTTGCTCCGTTAGGACCAGACACACCACCAACTGGACCAGTAGTAGCGCTACTAGAACCATTCGGCCCGTCTTGTCCTACAAAAATTTGTAGTATGTCGGAACTTTGAAGTGTATATGTGCCAGATACTTGCGCTCCATTACCGCCTGATCTTGGAGAGCTTCCTCCTGATGTGCCGCCATGACCGCCCCGCATGGTAATAGTCAATGCACCGACAAACCCCGGACCAATGGTTTGAACTGATCCAGAATAGTTGAAACTTTGATTAGTAAGAGGTGTGCCTGAAGCGAACACATTAGTAGTAGCAAGAATAATACTACCCATTAAGAAACGTCCGTTCCTGTTACAACGCACACATTAGTAGCAATGAACGTGATGGTTGTCATGGATCTAGTGCCTAACGTCAATGTATTGTTATGTGTGTTATTATTATCAGCACCAAGTCTCATAGATGTTACTGTAGCACCATCCTCTAGGGTCACTGAACTAGGCGAGTTGTTATAAACTGCCATGACTGTGCCGATAGCAGGAGCGCCCAGAGTTATGGTTGAAACGTCATTTGTTAGCTTATACACGCCTTCGTTGGAAATGGTTGAATCGGAAGTAATCTCTGTGAAACGAGGTGTTCTTACATCACTGACAGAATCACTTATACTACCAGACGATGTAACAGTAGTAGCTGATACGGTGCCAGTAGCAGTCACGTTGCCGTTAGTCTCAAGCTCAATATTGTTTGTGCCTGATGACGGATTCTTTAGATTTGTAGTTGCTAACGTGCTCATTTTTTATTACCTGTTCTTTGCAATATATTTATATTAGATTGATGGGGTCTATGTAATTGTGTTTATATCCTTTAAGAAATTCCAAATCTACTTTTATAGAAATCGAATATAGTAGTTAACTCAACTGTAGTTATTATTCTATTGTAAACCAGAAGCACTGCTACTTCACAATCGGAATACTCACTACCTCCGTTGCCCCATCTACCTAGGCTAATCCCATTTGGTCCTTCAGAACCACCGGTATTGGTTTGCCCGGAAATCGCAACATTGTTATCATAAAAGACTCTAGAATCGCCAGCGTAGTTTTCCCTAGCAGCATGAATGTGCCAATCAGTATCAGTTCCA